CACATGCCTGGGCGTCCAGCGTAGACCATGCGCTCACGCAGTTCCTCTTCTTGTTGCTTGAGTTGCTCCAGAGCCATAAACTCCTCAAGATCTGAGCCGCCACCTTTTTGTGTGGCCTTCTCTTGAATCTTGGCTTTGTTGTCAAAGTAGTCGAAGACCCTTGAGCCAAGCTGGTGCAGCTCTTTGCCGTTGGCCAAAGCGCCTTTGATGACTGCAAACGCAGCATTCGCCGCAGCAATTTCTGCAATCATCTCAACACCTCAACTACAATTTTTATTGTCCAAATGACAATGCAGACAATCAGAATCGCCGCGACCAGAGCCTCGGCGAAGTCTCTCATGTCTTGTCGGCCTTGCCGTCCAGCTTGTCGAAGATTTGCTTCAGGATTGACTTGACCTCTGCGATGTCAGATCGGTAGTCATCCTTGGCCACATAGGTGTGCGGCAGCTCATTGAGCTTGTCTTCCATGCGTTGCAATCGTTGCATTGCTTGGTAGAACACGAACACTGCCAAGAACCCGGCAACAGATACGACTAAGTTGAAAAGTTGTTGGTTGTCCATGTCTTGACTCAGCTAAAAAATGTTGCCAGATTTTACTCGGATTGATTGTTGGAAGGTGGCGTTACTTCACTGATGATAGGCGCGGCTAAGAACCCCGATGTGCCAACGGCAGGAGCGACCACATTTAGCTCTTGCTCTTCCCAGTAGCGGACGGGTGCGTACATGCGGATGACAGCCTCCAGCGCCTCACCCTCAAAAGGCAAGCGTGCGCCAATGTGCATTGTCTGGCGACCTTGGGCGGTGTAGACAATCTCCATGCATTTTGCGGCTGAGTCCACCGCGATGATTTCGTAGTTGAAGTCGATGCTCATGTGTTTGCTCCTTAGCTGATTGATCCGAGTCGGGTTCCAGTGGTGGCCCAAGTGATGTTTGAGTTTCCAGTGACAGCAGAACCTGCTGCGCCGCCGCCGCCGCCAAACGTGTATGCAGTGGCGTACCCAAGTGGGGTCGTGCCGCCAGTAGCGCCAGCAGCGCCGTACCCGCCGCCAGCACCGCCATAAGCGCCGCCGTAGTAAGGTGCCGAATACAAGCCCCAAACACCACCGCCACCAGCCCCGCTGATTGTGCCGTTACCGCCTGCCCCACCTGGGTACGGTGTGCCGTATGCAACAGTTCCTGCACCGCCACCTGTACTGACGCCAGCGCCGCCGCCGCCGCCGCCGCCGCCGCAGTAATAGGTGTTGTACAGTTGAGCCGCACCACCGCCACCACCGCCACCACCACCGCCACCAATGGTGCCGTTGTTTGTGATGGAAATTGTGGAAGATACTGACAATGCCGTACCGCCAGCGCTACCGGCACCGCCGTTATAACCGCCGCCACCAGCATTAAATGAACCTCCAGTGCCGCCGTTACCGCCACGGCCATAGACCAAGCCATTGTTGATGAGGCTTACCCCATTGGGGAATGATCCACTGACAGTGAGCGCCGGGGTTGCCGTGCTTGTGCTGCTGATGGTGACGCCAGCGTTAATCGTTGCAACAAGTCGAGCGCTACCGTTCCAGCCGTTTGCCAAAGCAAATGTGCGCAAGTTGAAGTTTGATTGATTGGTACTGATCGTCAACAAAAAACGTGCGCCAGAACCAAAGCCAAAGCCCCTTGCACTAGACAGAGCGCGAGTTGTAAGGATTGGCATAACCAGCCTTTATGTGAACTGAGCCTGAGCGCCAAGCACAACGTATGTGGGTGTGGCCGCAGTCTTGATGACCGTGAAGGTGTAGACGTCAATGCTGTTGGCGTTGCCGCCCGTTGGCGCTGTGCCGCCTTGCCACTCAGGGGTGATCGTGCTGCCGTCAATTTGGATCACGTTGGGGTAGTAGGCTGTGCCCCCGTTTGTCACCATCAACACCAGCGTCACGCACTTGCCCACCGCCAGCAGGCTGGACAGAGTTGTTGAGCTGTTGCCGCGAATGTTCAATGTGAAGTTGGCGCTTGCGTTGGTTGTGTAGTATTGAACCGACTGCGTAACATAGTCGTAGTTGGTCGTGGATGTTGGCGCTGAAGCCGTGATGGTCACGCTCTCGGGGATCGACAGAACCCCACCCAGTGTGCCGGAGCCGTTTACTTCGATGGTCATGCAAGTTGCTCCTCAGTTGCTTGTGGCTGTTCGGCCAGCCACGCATCATGCGCCGCTTGCGCTGCGGCAATTTCTTCTGGCGTCATGTCGCGCTCGGTGACTTCACCAGTTTGGCAGTTTGATTCAATGACTTTCATGGTGGTTTACTCGTACAAGATGTTGATGGTTCCGGCGTCGAAGGTGTCTGTGCCGTTGACTGTGGTGATGCGAACTTGGGTGAGTGTGTCGGAAAGCGATTTGCTTCCACCAAGAGAAAGCAGCACAACGGCGTCTGAACGACCCAAAACACCAGAGGCAACCCAAGTATTCCCACTACCAAAACTTGTTAGAACAACATGCCCGTGATAAATTGAACCCGCATTGTTTTGAGCACTTATTCCAAAACCTGTTGTAAAAGCTGTAACACCACTTGCACCAGCGTCTTGGGTAAAACCACCTTTTGCTAAATAGCCAGATGTTTCGATTCCACCAGAATCGCCAAGCTGTACGATTAGTACAGATGTTCCATTCGTACTCACGCCTTGGAACATTACCGTAATCCGCTTAACCCACGATGGAATCGAAGTGAAGTCAATCGAAGTGCCGGAGGTTGACGCGACCGCTGTGCCCGAAGTTATGGTTGTGCCGTTCAAAGCCACTGTGCCTGTTGCGTCAGGCAGCGTCAGTGTGCGGTCGGTGTTGCTGTTGGGGCTGGCAATCGTGAACGTGCCTGTGCCGCTGGCGTTGCTTGAAAGAGCTACTTGACTCATGGTTGTTCCTTACTCGTACAAAATGTTGATGGAGCCAGCGTCAAAGGTGTCAGTGCCGTTGACTGTGGTGATGCGAACTCGGTCAAGTGTGCCGCCGAGTGCAATATTTCCACTTCCAGTAAATCCGTAAGGAAGAGAACCAGATGTGTTCATTGCAGAAGAACCAACCCACGTATTACCAGAAATTAATGTAAACACGTAAGTTCCGTGCAATAAGTTGCCTGCGTTATTATCCGAAACAATAAATCCGGCAGTTGATGTAGCTAATGCAGTATAAGACGCCCCTGCATAAACTGTGGCACAAACTGCTGTGTACCCAGATGTTGTTACAGAGCCTGCGCCTAATTGCAAAAGCTTTGCAGAAGTTCCGTTGGTACTCACACCGCTAAACATCACCGTGACCCGCTTGACCCACGATGGGATGCCCGTGAAGTCAATCGAAGTGCCCGAGGTGGATGCCACGGCAGCGCCAGAGACAAGCGGGTATAAGCTTGTGGCAAGACCGTTAGACAATACCTGTCCAGCAGACTCAAGGTCTGGCGTTGCGATGCCGTTTGTTCCATCAATTGTGACTGGCATATTTCTTCCTTAAAGGACAACCCAACGTGCGCCGCTGGAAACCGTTACTGTGATGCCTGAGTTGACCGTGATCGGTCCTGTACTCATGGCATTTCGTGTTGATGGGATGGTGTAGTTGGCCGACACCACTTGGTCGTTTTCAACAAACACAGCATCACTTCCGCCACCTGTTGCACCACCGCCAACAGATCCCCATGCTGTGCCGTTGTAGCCTTCAAACTTAGACAGCGTAGAGTTGAAACGGAAATAACCAGCTGCAGGGCTGCCGTCCCTCTCCCCCGTTGTACCAGCCGGAACAAGAGCCGATCCAGTTGTTGATGTGCGAGGTACTTTTTCTGTGTCCAGTTCCTGAATCGCTGCTTGCACATTGGTCGCAGCCACGCCACCAGCAGGGGTGAAGTTGATGCTGCTTGCCACGCCCTGCACATAAGCAGCCACCCATGCGCTGCCGGTGTACAGCTTCATAATTCCAGACACGCTGTTGAAATACAGCGATCCAGCCACCAGCGCGTTGCCGTCATTGTCAACAGATGGGTCGCTGGTCTTGCTACCCAGGTATCGGTCATCAAAGGAATCGTAAACAGCCAGCGTCTGATCGCGTGCTGCCTCGGCTGCGGTCTGCGCGTTGCTTGCAGATGTGGCCGAGCTGGCCGCATTGGTAGCACTGGTAGAAGCGTTGGACGCTGATGTGCTGGCCGCGCTTGCGCTGTTGCTTGCGTTTGTTGCGGATGTGGCAGCAGCAGAGGCTGATGCCGCAGCGTTGGTGGCCGAGGTGCTGGCACTCGCAGCATCCACCAACAGAGACCATTTTGCGCTGTCTGTGTTGGTGTTGATTGGCTGCGAACCAGTTGATGTGTGCTGCGTCAAGCACTGCCAAATGTTGTTGTTGCTGGTGTCTTTGACAATGTCTCGGACGTAATACAACGTGCCGCTTGCCCAGTTCCCTCGGTTTGTGCCAAGAGTCTCGCCAAGAGCTGGGTTGCCAGAAGAGTCAAAGCCAAGCGTTTTGTTGGCGCGCAGCGAAGCTCGCGGCAGCGTCATGTTGATGTTTGTCGGGTCAGTCTGCGGAGCAATAAGCGCACGCTGAATTGCCTCGGCATTTTGCTGGGCAAAGATGGTCTGCTGATCCATCTCGTCGTTCACTGTGTTGGCAAAGAAGTCGCCACCAGTCACGAAGTCTGTGGTTCGCTGGATGGTGCGGTTGCCAATAATGGCGATCTGATCTGCCCCAGTTGGTGACGCAGCCAGGGTGATGTACCCGGTGCCATTGCTGTTGATGGTAACGGAGTAATCGGTGGTCAACGTCAACAGAGTTTCATCGCGGTAAACCGCGACATCAGTGTTGCTCAGAATCTCAAAAGTAAAGTTGTAAGGGCCAGTGCCACTGGCCACATACACCACTCGCCTGGTCACGTTGGAAATTGGGACGCTCATGGCTCAATCCTTTCAGCTGTAAATTGTACGGAATTACTTCCCGTATGTCCTTGAAATATCACGATTGCGCTGCATGGCAGACGACAGATCTGGGAACTCAATCCCGCCCTCTTCATCAGTTTCACCATCAGGACCGCCAATCATTTTGAACTTTGCCATGGACCGATAGCGCTCAACAATTGAGCTGATCAGCTTCTGCTTGTCCCCGACCAGCAATGGCTCACCAGACGCATTGGCATCAGCCTCGGCCTGCTTCAGCTCATACGGAATGCGCTGCTCAAGGTTCATGCCATCGTCCAAGATCTCTTGGCCATACAAGCGCTTGAAGCGATTGATCTGGCCAGATGATAGGCGCACGCCGTCCCATGTTTCGCTGGGGTTGGCGATGCCAAAGTTTAGGCTGGCCAAGATCTCGTCCACCTCGGAGCTTCTGCCCTCGGTCGCTTGGACAATGGGCGACCAGTTGGCCCAATAATCCAGACCACGATTGCGAACGGCAGACTCACGGCCCAAATTGTCCAGCATTGGCGGCACACCCTCAGACAGCCCTGGGATGCGCGACATGACCCGCTGTCGAGCTTCGTAGAAGGCACGCAGGCCGGGTGGCGTGTTCATCTCAGGCGACTTGGTGTTGGACCTTGTGGGGTCAACTAAGCGCTCAATGTGGGCCATCAGCGTGCTGTTGCTGATGCCGAGACCTGGCGTGCCGGTGTACAAGAAGTTTGCGTATTGCTTGGCCAGCGCATCAAACATCTGGACAATCTTTTCACCAGTGTCAGTTGACCGGGATCTGGCCACAGCCATCATCTCGCCAAGGCCTTGCATCAGTGGCAGGTTGCTCATGTATTCGCCTGTTGCCGTCATGCCAGCCATGGCCATGACCTGCCAATCCTCGCGGTCGGGGTGCCGGTCAAATTTGCTGGCATCGGCCATGTCAGCGCCCATGGACAGGATCATGCTGACAGGGTCGAATCTGGCGTAGCTGACATACACCTTGTCTGGGCCAACGCCAACCTTGGTGATGGCACTCAGGCGCTCAATGTTCTGCTCGCTGATCTCGCCCTTGTCAAACACCATTGAGTAAGGCTGCCAGCCTAAGTTTTGCAAAGACTGGCGGTCTTCGGTCTGTGATGGTCCAGAGCCGGTGATCCTGTTGTCCAAGTTCAGCATCGCAGCGCCAGTGATGGCCGTGCCACCCATGGACAAGCGAGCAATGGCCACATCACGGTGGCGACCGCCTTTGCTCCACAGGTCATAGAAGCGAGGCGACAGGGTGTTAAGCATTGGAATGTAGCTCGACCCCTCAATGAACAAGTTGGTCACCGTCTTGGCAAAAGGCACGATCACTTTGATCGGGGCCAAGTTCAAGATCTGGTTACTCCACCAGTAAGTCTCACCAAGCGCACCCTCTTTGCTGATGGTGTCTTGCAGTGTCACCATGCGGCGCATGCCTTCAATGCTCTCTTGCATGTCGCGTGGGCGCTCGGTAAGCAGCTGGCCAACCTTGCCCTCCACCTCGGCACGGGCTGCGACATCATCCATGCCATTGGCAATCAGGCGGTCATACTCTTTGTTGGCGAAGCGCCAGGCTTCTTCGTGCAGCTGGTAGCGGCCAGCGATTGAGCCGACAAACTCGTCAGCTGCAGCGATTGGCTTGAAGCTCATGGTGTCTTGCACAAAGCCAATGCCATCAATGGCACGGCCCATCCATGTGTCGCGCAGGTCCGGGGTGCGGTAAACCTCTTTGCCAAACAAGCGCAGCGGAGTGTCGGACAGATACTCAGAAGACAATGGGTTAAGACGCGCACCAGCGTCAGTCATCTTAGACTCGCCACCCTCCTTGAGTGCTTTGGCTGCCAGCTCCCAGCCGTCCAAGATGCCGTTCTTCAAGCCAGACAAACCGGCTTGGATGTCGTCCATCTTGTAACGATCTGGGTCCGCGCCTGGGATCATCTGGCGAACCTTGCCAATGCCGATGGCCACCGTGCGCTCAATGGGTGCCATTGCCCCGAACACGCCACTGCCAACCAAGTTGTAGGCGTGGGTCTGTGGGTCGTTGAGCAGGTTGGCCTGGTATGTGTGGAACCAGACATCGCGCATCTTGGCACCGAGGCCAGCTTCGATCATGCGGTTCTTGCCAGCGCGGGTCGGGGTGTTGATGTAGTCGGTGGCCAACTGGAACAGCACCTGATCGGACTGGTTGGCCCCCAGCTCGTCCAGCGCAGCGCGAACATCTTGGGTGTTCAACCCTGGGCCTTTGTCCTTGACGCGCTTGAACACGTTGAGCGAACGGGCCACATCGGTCTGAATGCCCTTGAGCTGGTCGACAATGATCTTGTGCTGGGCCAGTTGCATGCGCAGGTTCAGCTTGCCCTGATCATCCAAACTGCCATCGGCCATTTTTTGGAACAGGCTGTCCAGGTTCTTGGCGCTCTCGTCATGCACCACCACGGCACCGGCCAGTTGCTTGGCCAGGCTGCTGCCGCCCACCGTGGCCTCCATGCTTTCGCCGGCCAGCGCTGTCTTCAAAAACTGCTCTGGCACACCAGCATTGATCGCGCTTGTGTAGATTGAGCGCAGCGACATGCTGGGATCTTGGGTGGCGAAGTTGTCACCGGCTGCTCTAATGGTGGCAGCCAGGCTGTCGCTATCTGTCCATGCGCTGCCGATCGGAGTGTCTGGTGGCTTGGCTTGGCCAATGTCCTCCATCTGCAGGAACATGCGTTCGTCTGCAATGGTGTTCATCTCGGTCACATCGACCGGGCGAGGCTTTGGCGTGATCTTCACTGTGGCCGCAGGCACAGGGGCAACAGGCGTGGCCAGTGGCTTTGTGGCACCAGGCGGCGTAAACTGAACCACCTCGTCAATCAGCTTGGGTTCTCTGGTGGCTCGCGCACCCGACTTGGTCAAGCCCTTGAGGATGCCCATGCCAAGACCGGCGACCTGCGTGCCTTCCTCTTGTGGCATATCAGGCGCGCCGAGCTGTGGCGTGGCAGGCAGTGATTGGTCAATGTCGGTCGCATCTGGTGATGCAACCATGCTGTCCAAGCGTTGGTCAAGGGGTTGAATCGCCATCACTTAGCTCCTTTCTTGAGAGCCTGACGGCCCTCCGTCACTTTTTCTTCTGAGAGGATTCCGGCTTTGCGATTGCGCCTGTCAGGTACAGTTCCTGAAAGTTTTTGCCCGACTTCTCGGCTGTTATTTGGTTGCGAAGCATTTGCACTGCCGGGTGATCCTTGCCCAAGCGCTGCTCTCTCTCCTTCAACATTTCTTCCAAGGTAAGCATCGTAGTCGCTCCTGAAATAGACTTTCGTGTCATAGAACACAGTACGGGCGTCCGAGACATTGCCCTCATCAATTATATCCGTAACAATCTTGTCGAACAGGCGCTGCTTCTCTGCTGTTTTTTCAGCACGGTTTACAGCGGTGACGCTATCATCAAACTCTGGAATGTACTGAAAGCGCAAACCATTCAGACCAGCCGTGTCAGCGCCACCGGCCTTGGCCTGAACATTGATCCGATCAGAAAACCGCATGTCGGTGACATAGGTGAAACCATCTACCCCATACTTGCGCAGCTTCTCGGTAATCTGCGCCATCTGTTCAGGGGTGACTTTCTTCTTGAAATAGATTTCCACGCCTGGCCGTGCATTGGGGCTGGTGCCATTGCGTACCACCTTGGACATGAAGACGGCATCTTGATCGTAAACCTTTCCCTGCTCGACCAGTCGGCGTTCCAAGGATGCCGGATTGAAATTCTGACGCGCCACAAATTCTGCGTTCAGTGCCCGCTCTGTTTGGCCCATGAACGAACCGTAAGTGTTGGCCAGGTTATAAGTAATTACCGCAGGGTCGTCGCGAACAACGTCGTCAAACTCAGCAGCAAGCTCGGCCTGCGCGTAATTGCTCATTGGCTTGTCTGGCCTTTCGCCAGCAACCCCCAGCGTGAACCTGTCAACATCAGCCTTTGATGCCAACAGTTCTTTTCGCAACTCCTCTTTGTTTGCAAGATCTTGTTCTCGCAGGGGTGCGATGCGCTCTTGATACGCCTGCTCGCCACCCTCGACTTTTTCCCCTACGCGCCGAGCTGGTGCTTTAAATGATGCGTTTATGCCTTTGCGTAGATCGGAGACCCGTGATTGATCAGCAGCCCCGGCCAAAGACATTTCGTAATCAAGCGAGCCGCCTTCACCAGCTTTTGATGTCCACCCGTTGTTTGTCCATTTTTCTTTTTCAATAAACCATGCAACAGCTTGAAGGTCATCTGGGCCAAGATCGCCAATCTCTGGTGCGATGTTTTTAATAATGCCGCTTTTGTTGATTTCGTCAGCGGCCTCCCTGAATACATCTTGGCCAAATCCAAATTCACTACCGACTTTTGGATCGAACAAAGTGGAACCCTTTAAGTGCGAACCTGCCACACCCTGCTCTGCGGGTGGTGGGATTCTTGGCAAGTCAGCCAATCGACGCAGCATCCTTGCAGCCCACACATCAATAGTTGCTTCGTTGGTCAAGCCAATCAAGTTGCCAGTAAAGTTCGGAGTTTTTGGTGAATCTCCAGCTTTAACTGCGCGGAACATGTCCAACAATGCACCCATGGTGGCTGGGCTGTTTGTGTTGAACAATGCGCCTGCATCACTCTTAATGAGTTCAAACTCGCCAGCCTTGTCCAAAGCTGTCAATGTGTTTGCATCAATTGGCTTACCAGATGCAATTCTTGCTTCATAAGCAGCCAGCGCATTATCGTAATCGCCACGGCTAAATTTAGAAAGAACCGTCACTGCGTTCTTGAAGTTTTGGCGAACATCGGTTTGTGCGGATGTCGTCCCAAGCACATCGGCAAACACATCACCAATGCCACCAAACTCTGTGCGCAGTCTGTCGCGCATTGTTCGATACCAGCTGGCTTCTGCCAAGATATCGAGAGCGGCCTTGTCACCAGCGGCAGCACGGTCAACAACAGTCTGCACCTCGTCCATAACGCGAACCGACAATTCTGCTTGCCACGCCTCTTTTGGCACACCTTCTGGAGGATTGTGAAACTCGTAAGGAATTTTTCCAGACTCAACTTTGGCAACAACACTGCCATCCTTTGCATCTTTGAAATCAACCTTGGTGGCTTCAATCGGCATCCAGCCTTCTGTCTCTGGATAATTTGCGTGCATGTCCTCAATGGCTTTTGTGGCAGTCTCTTTTAGCGCCGGTTTTCTACCTGCCGCAGAGGTCACCACGCCAAGCTCGGCACGGCTTAACTGCGGCTTAAGCACATTTTCCATGCCGCCAACAGCTTGTGTACTCATACCCACAGGCATGTTTTTGGTGGATTGAATGGCTTTTGCTGCAAGCTGTCCACCTTTGGCAAATATAAACGGATCGCCAACCAGCTCGCCAGTAAACTGACCAGCCTCTGCTGCCGACTGGCGCTGCTCCGGCGTCATGCCAAAGCCAGCCTGACCTGCAGGCACAGCAGGCGGCAAGCCTGGCAGCGTGATGCTGGTGCCGGGGATGGTGTAGCCGCCCTTGCTTACATTCTCACTGGATGGCAGCAATGTGGGATTTTCCATGGTTTGAGCAGCTCTGCCCAATCGGTCCATGATCCCGCCGCCTTGATTGTCGGTGGCCAATGCAGTAATAAATCGGCCAAGGTTTTGGATGTCACCACCAAAACCAAGAGCAGCCGTTAGTGCGCCGCGAGCAGTCCCTGCAGCAAAGTCTGGTGCGCCAGTGATTACGCGCTCACCAATGTCGCTGCGGCCACCCCTGCGAGGCCTCATTTGCGGGAACACACCAAAGGCAGCGCCAGCATCAGACACAGTGCCAGACGGGCCAGCGGCCAGCTGCATGCCGTCCATGCTGGGCATCTCTTCTGGTTGCTCTTCTGGTGGCGCAGGCGGGTAATCCCGTGCCAAATTGAAATCAATGTAACGCTGGTCGAAGTTCATGGTCATTGTGCGTCCAGTGCTTCACGTTGTTGCTTGATGATTTTCATGCGTTGCTCAATGCTGCGCAAGTCATCGCCAGTAAGGTTCAGTTTTTTGGCCTGGCTGGCGATTTCGTTGTAGTCCGACTCATCGGTAAACACAATGCCAGTCTTGCGCAAGGTGCCAGAAACGCCGAACTGATTGTTCAGTGCTTCCAAGTTGTTTTTGATGGCCTTGGTTTGCTCGCTGGTTTGTCGAACAGCGAGAAGATCTTTGGCCACTTGAATGCGAGTTGGCACAGGCTTTTTGTCAGCCTGGGCTTGCGCCACGCGCTGCGGATACTCACGGGCGAAGTCTGTGGTCAGCTTGGCGTAAGCAGAGTTCTGGCGCTGGCTGATGTTGAACTGGCCAGGCACGATCTTGGATTCAGTGCGGAACATGCGCTCAATGTCTCGCTCTTCATCATTGCCACGGGTGATCAGGAACGGTAAAACAGCATCGCTTAATCGCTTGTACCCGATGCCAAGTTCTTTTGATCTGCGTTCAATTGATGCGGCATCTGGATGCAAGCCCTGCATGATTTCAGTCTTGATTACAAACTCAGCTCGTGGGTTTGCGATCTCACCCTCGCTACGCTTTTTGGGCAAATCAAAGACAGATTCTGGGCTGATTGCTTTGGGGCTGCGAATGCTGATTGCACGCAGCTCATCCAGCGCTGCTTTGCTGCCTGACTTGAAAAACTCAGACTGCAGCACTGCCACGCGCTGGGTGTCGGTGGTCAGCAAGTCTTTGTCGTTTTGGTCTTTGGTTGTCTGACGTTCAATCTGCACGGTGCGAAGGTTGCTGCGAACCTTGGCCTTTTCGTCAAATGTCATCTTGCTCCAGACAGCCGTCATCTTTCCTGCGTTTCCCTTGTCCAAGTTGGAAATGGCGCTCATGGCATCTGGTGCAAACGCAGTATCTGCAACATGCTCAGACACAGCATTGATCTTGGCAGCAGAGAATTTCTTTTCAAAATCGTCGCTGTACTGTTTTTGCAAAGCCGCATCGCCAAGCAGTAAAGCCTCGTTCTTGACGTTATCGCGCATGACGTTGGCCAGATCGTCCACTGGCCGCATCTGGCCTTCAGCGTCCATCCAGCCACCTTGCTTGACGGTTTCTTCCATCAACCTTGTGATGTTGTTGTACGTCACATCGAACTTGATCTTGCGCTGCTCCTTGGCGCGCTTTTGCTCTGCATCAAACGCAGACTTCAGCACGGTGCTGCCATAGGTGGCCATGCTGGCGCGAAACTTCAGCGCCGCATCGGCATCCACAGGGGCCAACGATTTGGCCAAGCCATCGGTCATGGACCTGATTTTTGTGGCCACATCTTGCGATGTCACCTTGCCGGTTTCAACTTGGGTAAGCAGCTTGGTCAGCTCGGTGCGACCCTCTGCCTCAAAGTGAGATGCGACCTCAAGGCTGCGAGCCTTGCGCAAGGCGATGTCAAAAATGTTTTGGCTGCCAGCAGACCCAACCCAGCTCATGTCGCCATTCTTGGCCAACTCCAGCTGTTCAGCTGTTGGTGGATTTTCGGCAGCAAATTGAACGCCAGCCTTTTCCTGCATTTTGCCTGCTTCGCTAAAAGCGCTTTGGCTCATGCGATCAAGCAGCTGCGACAGCGTGCTGGCCTGCTGGGCTTGCACCTGAGTGCCAACCATGTTGATCTGCGGAACATTGACTGGCTGCAGCTGCGCACCTGGCACGCCTGCCAACTGCACCCGGCCTGAATCGATTTGCGGAAGTGTTGCCATGCTCTTGCCTTATTTGTATGTTTTGCTGAACTTCACAATGCTTTCCGTCAAGGAAGCACCTGCCAACAAACCACCAGTTGCGCGAGATGCCGATGCAGCCGTTTGATACTGGCCAGCTTGCAGTTTCGCCCCGGCCCGTGTGATCTGGGCTTGGATCTCAGCATTGTCCAGCATAGAGGTCGCATCTTCAAACCCAAGCACCCTGGCCATCAAAGCGTTGTAATCGGTCAAGCCCACATCACGAAACGTGGCGCGAGCGTTGGCGTCCTGTACAAACGCAGCGGAGCCTTCGTTAAACGCAACACCGTTGGCCGCAGCACGCGCACGCGCCGTGGCGTTCACTTTTTCCAAGTTGCGAATCAGGGCATTGCCAGCCATTTTGTAATTCAGGCTTTCATTCTCTGCGCGCTTAAGAATGCGACCGGCTTGAATTGCTGCATAGCGCTCTTCTTGGTCTGCCCTTACATTGGCAATGGCCAACGTGTTGATGGCGTTGACCATGTAGCCAGTTTGCTGGTTGATGGCCGCCGCCTCTTGCGCCATGCCCGTGCCAATTCCGGTAAGCAGCCCGGAAGCAGCATACAAGTTTGCACTCTGTTGTTCTGTCAATGCCATCATGTACCTCCAGACACAGCGACCTTGTACTCAAGGCCCAACAGCGTCATTTTAAGTGGCAGGTTTTGGCTGATTTCAATCGCCTGCTCCCGGCTGTAACCCAGCACACCATTGACGCGCTTGATGCCTGTGAACTCAGGAACCGGCTCATCCAAAAGAGGATTGTCAAAACTGCGGAACGGAACCGGGTTGTTGTTGATTTGCATGTGTTGTGTGTCGTCAACGATTGCGTTGATCTCAACAATGCGCTTCTTGAATGCTATGCGTGTGCCAGTCTGCAGTTTGACTTCAACGGGCATGGTCTTGACATACACAGAGATGGGCAGGCCAACCTCATAGCTGGTCACGCTTTCCCGGTCAAACGTCACAGCACCGCCAGCACTGACTGTCTCATTGGACTGAGGCACGCCGTCTGTGATGACATTTAGGCTTTTGCCAATGTGCGGGAGGCCAGAGCCAACACCACCAGCAGAGCCACCAATAAACGCACAATCTGTGAATAAATCATCGTCAAACAATTCAATAAAATACCTGTTCACACCATTGAATGTGCGTTTTGTCGCCGCATAAATGTCGGTCACATCTACGTTGACATCCAAGAACAAACCGTCTGTGGTGTACTCTGATGGCGCTGTGATCTGCTGGGAACGCAGCACAGAGAACACCGCCATGGTGCCGTCTTGCTCGTTGACTGACAGCAGCAAGTCACCCTCGTCTGTGCTGGTCGCACGGCGCAATGCCAAGCGGTAAGGGGTTTTGAGCAGATGGCCAGCCAGCAGCGAGATTCGCTGGGTCACATAGGTCGCTTGCGTGTCACTGTAAAGAAACTCATTGAGCGCTTTGCCTTGTCGCTGCACATATACCGTGCCTGTCTCAATGGTCTGCACCCTGGTGCCGATCTTTGTGCCATTGCGGCTGACTGCTTTGAATGCAATTGTTGTTGGCGTGATTGGCTCGGTGCCAGCCTGCGGGACGTAGAACTCCGCGCCAGTGGTAAACACCTGCAGATCGCGGCCAGAGATCATGTCCACGATCACGTTGAGCTGGTTGGTTTCCAGCGTGGCTTCCAAGGCATCGTCGTCCAGCGACTCTGTTGGCTGGAAGTCAAAAAACAACCCAATGCGGCTGGCCCAGATTGTGGCGGGGCGAGACTTGCTGCCACCAAAATACAGACGGCCTTCGTGAAACGTCACGCTGCGCGGCCAGCCCCTGGCGCTGCTCCACACATCTTCGTAGTTGTGTTCCAATTCCCAGCGGCCAGCAGCAATCACTGTGGTGTTAAAAAACGGGTATTCGGTGACGGCCTCAACCACAGTAGATGACACATACCGGGTAATCCTTGCGCGGCCCTGCGGCTGCACATTGACATACTGGTTGACTGATTGGGTTGTCCAAGTGGTGAGTTCATAGTGGCTGGTGCCATTTGGCGCAGTTGTCCATGCAACACCTACGGTCGCAACCTTGGTGCTGCCGACATAGTCCTCAATGAGCCTGGTTTGGCCAGCACCTGTGCCACTGGTGATGGTGACATACATGCCGTTGTAGACATCATCAGTTGCACTGGCAGTGCTTTTGAGTGTGATGGTGGTGCTGCTTCCGGCCTGAGCTGTGTCACTGTCGTGGTGCGTTGTCGAAGCGGTCAGTGTCACATTGCCAGACACGGCTGACGGGGTTAGCGTCGAGCCGTTGTTGGTATGAAAATCAATGTTGTATGCGTGTTTGGGGATGCTGTCGAATGTGATAGTTGTGGCCGTCCAAGCGGTATCACTGGTGCGTGTGATGCGCACAGGCTGCAGGTCAGGATGCACAACGATCAAAGTGTCAGCAGACTGAGTCCAGCACATGTCATCCAGCATGGAGCTGGTGATCGAAGACACGGCCAAGTAACTCAGGCCGCCACCGTTGATGTTGGTTTGCACAACCCCGTTCTTGACAATGTACATGCGCTGGTGCGTGAAGCACAGCATGTAGGAGTCATCAACAGAAAACTCAAATGGAACATAGCGCACGCCATTGCCTGCAGATTCGGTGCCGGTATTTGGCAGCTCAAAAATGTGCTTGGTCCCCGGCCTGCGGCGCAGACCACCTTGCGGCTGGATAACCACGTTTGTGGCCTTGGCCAGCGCATTGTTGTACTGTTGCAGATCAACCCGCGCACGCAGCAACGGGTCAAGCTCACCAGTGGTGAAGTTGCTTTGGATGTCAACAAAACGTGGCATCTCAATTCCTTACAGCGATCAGCGTGTAGTCTTCAATGACGCGAGTCGGTTGGCCTTGGCCGTCGATGTTCATGGCTGTGCGCATGTAGCCACCACGGCCATTTTCACCCGGACCACCAACAGCAATCCCTTGCCAGTATTGCGCACGATCTGATTGCTCTGTAACTGGCAGGGCCAAATGCCAGGCCATCATGTACTTGAGCAGCTGCACAAAATACTTTGGCATTGCATACTCTGGCGTCTGGTATTGGTAGTCAATGAAAACAGCTGTCAGGTTTGTCAGCAGCTTGTCGCCTTGAATCTCCCAATCCTTTTGGACTGGCGAGCCTGGCTGTGCGCTGTTGTACACAGCGCGAGGACTTGCCAGGCGATCACCTGGCAGCAAGTATTCGTATTTCCACACGCTTGTTGGCGTGGTCACTAACTGAGCAAGCTGGATTTTTTTGAGCGTAAAGCTCCAAGGGTATGTTGTCAGCGTTGAGTCACGCAGATCTGGGTACAGACGGTCGCACACGCTGGACTCGTCAGTGCCATCATTAAATGATGTGATGGCTTTTGCGCCAAGCATCAACAGTGAGTCAGAGCAAATTGTGATCGCGGTATCGCCTGCAGCCATGTGAACCTCTCAATGTGAGAAAGGCCAGCCTCCGAGAATCCCCAGAAGCTGGCCCATTCCTTAAAAACCCTGATTAATCAGAGTCGGTTGCTGTGACGGTCAGGCCATCAACAACGTCCACCACGGTGCCAGTGTTGGAGTTCACCCACACGATGCTCATCGCGGGGGTGCCACCAGTGCTGGTGTAGCAGAAAATGATGTCGCCAACACGCAGCAAAGAGGCAATCGTATTGAAATACCCAGCTGTGTTGACATCGGCAATCGCATCGGTTGTCGAGTAAGTGTGGATCGAAGGGGACGCACCAGACTTGGACGCGCCGTGGGTGTTAAACCCATCGTTTGAGTAAGCCATTTTCTGACCCTCCTATTAAGCAGCCGCAGCGGTGTCGCGTGCAGTGATTTTGACGATACCCTCGGCATCAATCGCCACACAGCCAGCGGAGAACAGGGCGTTAACAAGCCAGCTGGTCTTCTCAGGAATGTAGTTGATCTCAGTCTTCGGGGCGATGCCTTCGGCGTAACCGATGGCGTCCTTGTGGAAGGCGTACAAAGTGCGGTCGCTAGAACCGTCGATGGGCAAGCCACCTTCGGAACGGTCGCCCAGAACGTGGAACGTGAAGCCCATGAACTGGTTGATTTCGCCTTGCACCAAAGCCTTGACGCTGTTGAAGTCCGAGCTGGTCACCGAAGTCTGCTCCAACATCGCCGACAAAGAGTTGGCATGGATGATGATGTTGCGGCCATCGGAAGGCACGTTCTTCTGGTTGAGGATCTTTGCAGCCTCGCGCAGCTTGGAGATGTTCATGTTGGTGTTTGCACCACCAATTGAGTTCGCCACAGTGCCAGTGCCAGAAGCAGCATTCAGTGCGTCCAAGATCAGCTGATCTTGACGACGACCAATTGCGGCACCAACGACTTGCACCAATTCGCTGCGCTCATCAAAGTTGACTTTTTGCTGGCTGAAGATGTCGCTGTATTCAGCGGCGTTCCAGTCAGACAATGTGCAAGTCACGTTGCTGAAGCCCACGTTCATGGGAGTCACATCGGCTTGGGTGACGCGAGGCATTGCTACACCACGGCCCACTTTGGGGAATTTTACGGAAGAGCCTTCCACACCTCGACGCTGACGAACAGCACCCACCAGCATTGCTTTGCCCTGGTAAGCCTGTTTGACCTCTGCGTCGAAGAGCGTGACAAAGGCGTTTGAAAGAGAAACGCTCATTTGATTACCTCATTCGGTTGATTGATCAGGGTTTATCGCCTCGGTGAGCCAGTTGCCTGGGCCTTCGCTTGCTGCTTACGGCAGCCAATCGTCAGCATCATCACTGCGGTCGGGGCCGGTTACCCGGTTGTCCTTGGTGAATATTGTAGGCCAGTTTGTACAAAATGCAAACGGGGTACTTGACAAACAAAAAAAAGCCCGGCACGGGGCCGGGCGAGGTGGCAACTGCA